GCAATTTATAATGCTATCATGGAATCAATTCAAATCCTTGAAGGTAAGGATACTGACCGGGGCAAAGGAACTATTCCGAATCTTTTGTCTGATGCTTTGGGTGTCTCTTTTGATCCCCATATTGGTCATGATTACATCGATAGTTGGAATAATCGTTTTGATTTCTATCATCACATCGAAAAACGTATTCCATTTGATCTCACATATTTTAACAAAATAACCAATGGTGGACTTCCAAGAAAAACGCTGACTGTTATTCTAGCCGGAACCGGCGTGGGTAAATCGTTAGCCATGTGTCACTTTGCTGCGGCAGCATTGACCATGCATTATAACGTCCTGTATATTACATTGGAAATGTCAGAAGAACGAATTGCCGAACGTATTGACGCCAATCTAATGAATGTAACTATGGACGATCTTAGGATGCTGTCCAAGGACATGTATGAAAAGCGTATGAATAAACTCAAAGAGAAAATCAAGGGTAAACTGATTATAAAGGAATACCCAACTGCGACTGCGAATCCGTCGCATTTCAGAGCTTTGATAAACGATCTGAAATTAAAACGCAATTTTGTGCCTGATATCATCTTTGTGGACTACCTGAATATATGTACGTCTGCTCGTATCAAGCCGGGAGCTAATATCAACTCGTACACCTATATCAAAGCCATTGCCGAAGAATTGCGCGGGTTGGCAGTCGAAAACAACGTGCCTATCGTGTCGGCTACTCAGACGACTCGTGGCGGCTATTCTAACTCCGATCCGGGCTTGGAAGACACCTCAGAATCCTTTGGTTTGCCAGCCATAGCCGACTATATGGTGGCTTTGATCGTGACCGAGGATTTGCTAAAGTTAAATCAGATTATGGTCAAACAGTTGAAAAATCGCTACGGGGATGTTACCCTAAATAAGAGGTTCACTGTAGGCATTGACAGGGGCAAGATGAAGCTGTATGATCTAGACTTGAATGCCCAGACAGGACTTACAGATTCCGGTCAGACAAGTCAAGCGGTTACTTCAAAAAACAAATTTAGCGGGTTCAAAGTGTAATGGCAACACAACAAGGTCTTCAATACGAAAAAAATGTTGTTAAGTTTCTACAAGGAAAAGGCTTAGTAGAAGCAAATTTTATTCCAGCAGGATCAACAGCAGATCGTGCTGACCTAAGAATGTGTTGGAATTCACCGAAAAAAACAAAACCTACATATTTCAACGTTGAATTAAAGACCGAATCAGCATCGGGTGGATCTTTAGTTCTCAAATGGACGCGAGGAAAATGGCATTTTGAAAAGCGTAATGAAATGCGAGATAATCCTGAGAAGATATTTCTAGCAGAATTGGCTGAAGATTCGGGCACTTTGAAAGAATTAAATAAAGCGTGGAAAGGTATACCTACAAAATATGCCAACATTAATAGTTCTGATAGAGCAGAAAAACAAGTGGCGGCGGCATGGAAAAATGCTAAAACTCGAAAAGCGAAAGATAGTATTTACGACAGAGAATTAATGATTTTTGAAGAGTTAAATGATGTGCTTCGTGGTGATGTGATTTCGCGTTATTATGATCAAAAAGACACCTATTACATCAATATAGGAACAAACGGATTTTATCGTTTAGGTAATTCTGATCCAGCAGATATCAACGACTATATTAGGAGTAAGGGTTTACAACCCCTTCCGATTTTTAGCAATCTAGCAAAAATCAAGTGGCGGGCGCGAGTTCAGGCAAAAGGTGGTGGCAACTTTCAGTATACTTTTGAACTATCTTTCACCATTCCTAAATCAGCAAATTCTCCATATAATATTGGTCCGATTCGCGGCGACGGCAATGTACGAATTTTAGAAAGAGAAGCAAAACTAGATTGCTTTTTGTAAGATAATTATGACTATATTAGTGACAGGTGGGTGTGGATTTATCGGCAGCAACTTTATCAAAAGGTGGCTGTCAATCAATGACGAAGAATTGATCAACGTAGACAAGTTGACCTATGCTGGCAATCAAGACAATACTCGTAAATTTTCCGACGATAAACGATATCACGAATATTTCGTTGATATCGCAGACCCCATTCTCATAAATTATATCCTAACAGAATACAAGCCGCGAGCAATCATACACTTCGCAGCCGAAACTCATGTAGACAATTCTATACTCAATCCGATGCCGTTTTTACACAGCAATGTAGATGGAACAGTCAATCTATTACAATGCGTATTAGACGTTGATCCTACCATCAAGTTTATACATGTATCTACTGATGAAGTTTATGGATCGTTGAATAAAACCGATCCCCCATTCACCGAAAAGACTCTATATGCACCGCGCTCGCCTTATGCGGCGTCTAAGGCTGCATCCGATCATTTCGTAAATGCCTATCATGTAACCTATGGACTACAGACAATTATCACTAATTGCTCTAATAACTATGGTCCGAGACAACACAACGAAAAATTCATTCCTACAGTAATTCGTAAAGCCTTAGCTGGTGAACAAATCCCGGTCTATGGCAACGGCAGTAATATTCGTGATTGGATATATGTGAATGATCATTGTGACGCTCTAATTCAACTTTTAGAACGTGGACGTATTGGTGAGAAGTATAACATCGGTGGGAATATGCAGATTGATAACCTATCACTGGCTAAACACATCCTTGATATACTCGGTCTGCCACATCGCTTGATTTCATTCGTAGAAGATCGCAAGGGACACGACTTCCGATATGACATAGATAATGATAAGGTCTATTTGGATATTGGATGGAAGCCACGTACCGATTTTGCGGTAGGGCTGATACGAACAGTGAATTGGTATTTGCAAAATAGAGAGTGTATTATATCATGTTAAAAACTTTAGGCATTATCCTAGCAGCCGGTAAATCTACACGGCTCTTTCCTGCAACGCTAGCTTCTACCAAGCAGACGTTGCCCATTTACGATAAACCGCTGATATACTATCCGCTGACTACTCTTATGTTAGCTGGTATTAAAGAATTTGTGATCATTACTAACCCCAAAGAAGTTCCGCTGTTCAAAGAATTGTTCTACGATTCAGAAGAGACTCTAGGTATAACAGTACACTTCGCAACTCAGGAAGTGGCTCTAGGTATTGCCGATGCTTTTAATATTGTTCGTGATCACCTAGACGGCGACGGTGTTCCTCTTTATAGCTCCTATGACAAGTATGCGCTGGTGCTTGGAGATAACATCTTCTATGGTAGTGCTTTGACGGAATTATTGACGAGGGCTATGGGGGGCAAGGGTGCCACCATATTCGTCACAAAAACCAAATACCCGGAAAAATTCGGAATTGTGAGTCTCGACGAGAGTGGGCAAGCTATTGATCTAGAAGAGAAACCAACAGCCCCAAAAAGTAACTTAGCTATAACTGGAATTTATTTTTACGATAACACCGTTTTTGATAAAGTGAGGAAGCTGGTTCCTTCCGCCAGATACGAGCTAGAGATAACTGATCTTAATATTAAGTACATGACTGAGGGCAACCTACATGTAGTCAATCTGCTACGTGGTATGATATGGTTTGACACCGGCACTCCCGATTCCATGATGGAAGCTTCGACCATGATACAATTGATTCAAAAACACCAAGGAATTATGGTAGGCTCACCCCATGAGATAGCTTACAACAAAGCTTGGATAACTAAAGAATCTTTATTGCGCACGGCTCTTCTATGCCAGAAATCGGAGTATGGTAAATATTTGATGGAGATTATAAAATGACCCTTACTTCCGAACAACGCAAGTTCTACATATCTGAATTAGCTAAAGACACGCCGCCGTGGGCATATAATTGTAAAGCTGGATTTGAACCGGGAATAACTCCTGTGTATTATTCCGGTCCTTACTTTGACGAGAAAGAAATCGAAGCAGCGGTCAAGACTTTCCTGACCGGTAAGTGGCTGGTATCTGGTGATGAAGTTGCAAAATTCCAGTGGAAGTTTGCTCGCAAATTTGGTGTCAGTTGGGCGCACATGGTAAACTCAGGTTCGTCTGCGAATCTAGTCATGGTTGCAGCCCTCAAAAAAGTATATGGTTGGGGTGATGGTGCGGAAATTATTGTGTCTCCTGTTGGGTTTCCGACCACCATCGCTCCGATTGTTCAGAACGGCATGAAGCCTGTGTTTGCTGATATTGAGATGGATACTTTAAACTTTGATTTGAACGAAGTCAAAAAGAAGATCAATAAGAATACCGTAGCGATTTTCGTTTCTCCAGTGTTGGGTAATCCACCAGATATGGACACACTGTGGGATATATGCATGGATAATGATATTCTACTGATTGGCGATAATTGTGACAGTCTTGGCACTAAGTGGAATAGACAACAACTTACAGATTATTATACTGCGTGGTCTACATCGTTTTATCCAGCCCATCATATGACTACTGGCGAAGGTGGTATGGTTTGTTCAGACGATGAAGAAATAATCAATATTGCTCGTTCGTTCTCGTGGTGGGGAAGAGACTGCCGCTGTGTCGGCGCAGCGAATCTAAAACCTTGTGGCACCTGTGGTAATCGCTTTGATAAGTGGTTGCCGAATTATGATGGTGTAGTAGACCACAAATACATCTTTACGAACATGGGATATAATTTGAAACCGCTCGATTTGCAGGGAGCCATTGGTTCCGTGCAGCTAGACAAGTTCGATGAAATTCATAGTCGTAGACAACAGAGTTACAACACGATTCGCAACATCATGGAAAAATATGGTGTGGGTGCAAGAGTAGTAAGTAGTCTTCCGCAGGCTGACGTATCGTGGTTTGGTGTGCCTATCATATGTGAAACTGCCGAAATCAAGATTTTTTTGCAAGCTCACTTTGAAGCTAATAAAATACAGACTCGTAATTACTTTGCGGGCAATATTCTAATACATCCCGGCTACGAACACCTAGACGACTACAAGAAATATCCTAATGCTAATCTGGCTTTGAGCCATGTGTTCTTTGTAGGAGCCGCGCCGCATTATGATGCTCAGATTTTTGAGTACTTTGAAAAGGTAATGAAAAAATGGACATAAGCATTTACGGTGGCTTGGGTTTCATTGGTAGCGCATTCCAGAAACGTCATTCAGTGTTATACGGTATGACAGATCATATATGGAATGTTCCACGTACCAGCCGGATGCCCGATCCTAACAGAAAATCAGATATGCTATATCTGATCAGCACTACGCATAATTACAATGTGTTTCAAGATGCTTCGATTGACGTAAAGACCAATCTGATTGTCCTGACCGAAACATTGGACAATTGGCGTCGCCATAATCCCAAGGGTGTATTCAATCTAGTTTCTAGTTGGTTTGTCTACGGTGACGGTAATCGTTTTGGTGGATACTCACGTATTCCAGCCAATGAAGAATCGCCTTGCAATCCAAAAGGGTTTTATTCAATCACCAAGCGAACAGCAGAACAACTGCTCATTTCTTATGCCGATACGTTTGACCTGAAATATCGTATATTGCGCCTGTGTAATATCGTGGGCAAAAACGACAAAGGAGTATCGGCTCAAAAGAACGCGCTTCAATATTTACTACACAAAATCATCAATAGTGAACCGATAGATGTTTATGAAAAGGGTGAGTTTTACAGGAGCTACATGGACGTTGAGGATTGTGTAGATGCTATTAGACTAGTCATGGAACAGGGGAAGTTAAACTCAATTTATAACATTGCCCCGGAATTTTCCTCTAAATTCATAGATTTAGTTCGTTATATGTGCGATAAAACGAACAGTACCTCCCAAATCAGCTTTGTTGATCAGACCGCATTTCACAAAAAGGTGCAAACTCAGTCGTTTCGCATGGACGCTTCCAAGCTTTACGAGCTAGGGTTTAAACCCAAATACGACGAAAAAGAGATTATCAACCGTTTGATTTAACTAAATAGATCAGAAATCTCCCACAGAGTGGACGGTTATGATCAAATTTAGTCAATTTCTTATTGAGTTCGCAACCCCGGCTGAAACCGAAAAACTCAGCCACCTAGAACACGCCGAAGATCACGTAATCAACGCTGGTGAAGCGGGGTTCAAACACGCAACTCGATCACTCATTGGTGTCCATCATGCCCTGTTAGGGCATAAGACTCAGGTCAAAGTCACTACCAAATATGACGGTGCGCCCTCAGTAATTTTTGGCACTCATCCAGAAAACAAGAAGTTCTTTGTCGCGTCTAAGTCGGCTTTCAACAAGACTCCTAAGATCAATTATACGGCTGCTGACATAAAGAGAAATCATGGTCATGCGCCGGGACTAGTCCGAAAACTGACTAGTGCCTTAGAAAACCTACCCAAGACTACTCCAAGCGACCATGTGTATCAGGGCGACTTGATGTATACTCGTGGTGATGTGAGGACTGGTAAGAAACAATATCACTTCAAACCTAATACCATCAAGTACTCAGCCGACAAGGCTAGCCCAATCGGCAAAAAGATCAAAGATGCTAAATTGGGTGTAGCCATTCATACTGAATATCACGGCACCAGTTTAGGTAATATGAAGGCTTCTTTTGGTGGTGATACTTCAGACTTTGCGCGTCATCCTGATGTGCATGTCATCCCCACAACTACCAATGTGAAAAAGGCTGATTATAGTCCTGAAATGCGCCGCAAGTTCTTTTCGCATATCAAAAGGGCTAAAGATGCCAGCGACGGACACGATTTCTCTCACCTGAATGAACCGGCTCATCAGGGGCATATCAAGACCTATATCAACCAGACTGTTCGCGACGGCAGCACTCCTTCTGTAAAAGGTCTACAAAAGCATATCATTGCCAAGCATGAAGTATTGAAAGCCGGGGTCAAGCGGGATGTTACCAAGCAAAAAATTGAGGTCAAAAAACAAGGGCAGTTGAATCACATCAGCACTCATGTAAAAGATGTTCACAATACGCTATTGATTCATAGACACTTGCAAAATGCCAAAAATGTGCTAGTCAAGGCTTTGGGATCGTCCGAAGACTTTCATCACAGTATTGGCGGCAAGAAAACCGGTCCCGAAGGACACGTAGCTCTATTAGGCAATAAGCCAACCAAATTAGTAGATCGCTCCAAGGGTGGGTTTGCATCAGCAAATCTTCTTGGTAGTGGCGTAATAAAGTCGAAAAACCCTAAATAAAACACTGATATATCCCACAGAGGGACAGCTAATATCTATGATACAGAAAACACCAAAACATGCGACATTTGTCTTTGGACGCTTTAATCCTCCAACCGAGCAAGGACATGGTAGGCTTATAAAGGCTATTCAATCCCATGCTGAAAAGAAGGGCGGCGTTCATTACGTATTTCCGTCCCACAAAGAAGACAACAAACTCAATCCGTTGAAGCATGATGATAAAGTCGCTGCTATGCGCAAGATATTTCCAACAGCTAACATCGTGTCTCATCCCGGTGTCAACAATGCCATAGATGCTCTAAAGCATCTCGAAAGCAAGGGGCATACCCACGCGACTATGATCGTAGGATCGGATCGTGTAAAAGAAATGCGCAGAGTATTGAATTCCTATAACGGCAAAGACTTCAATTTCAAGAAACTCAATGTCAAGTCAGCAGGCGAACGCGATCCAAAATCTCGCGGAGTCGCTGGCGTATCTGCATCTAAACTAAGAAATCTAGCTGCTACCGGCAAACGTGATCAATTCATCAGTCATTACTCAGACAAAAAGCTCGGTGCAGAAATTCACAATAAGGTGAAAAAAGCTATGAACGAATCAAAGAAAGCTATGTTTATTTTAGGTGGTCCCGGCTCTGGCAAAGACTATGTGATCAATAACATCCTAAATCGTTTCAACTTAGTCGAAGTGCAGGTTGATCAAATTCTCAATGGATTTTCCAAGGCTCTAATCGAATCGGGCGCTAGTTTGCTGATCAACGGGAATGCAGATTTGGACAAGATTCAGTTGATCAAGGGTATACTGGACGGCTACGACTTTACTCACACTATCGTATCTGTAACCAACAAAGTCAGTCGTGAGCGCAACGAGACTCGTAAACGCTCCCTGAATGAACAGGTTCGTATTCGTAAATGGCTGGATGCCGAGAGTGCTTCTAGCAAACTAACTAATTCATTTACATTCAAGAATTCAATAGACTTGAACAATGCTTCCCAACCAGAACTCAAGGTATTTCAAAGTCAGATAGAATCCTATCTCGGCTTCCTGTGTGAAAATAGCTATGCCATGAAAGAAGTGTTTGAATGGGGCACAGATGAAACGGCGACCGCATTCAAAAATGCTACGCCGGGACAGAGTGTAGTCAATCTCAAACCAAAAGTTACGTTACGTTCACTACGCAAGAAAGGCTTAATCACTCCACCAAAAGATATGAATGCACGAATTGACGGAGCCGGTGGGTATTCAATAGGAACGGGTGGCAGCGCAGGATTAGCGGGGTTGACGAACTCATGAAAAAAGCTTGGCTAAACACGCTGAATCGAGGATCGAAATCGCTTCAAAAGAAGCTGGCGAAACGTCATGCCAAAAATCCTGCATATCAAGATTTTTCCAAGAAGCACGGAAGCAACAAGAGTTTGTCAGCGGCAAAATCAGGAACAGTGGAGAAAAGAGTAGCTAAGGTGGATGAACCTTCTCCAGATCAACCACAAATGAAAATAAGCATGAAAGATCGCGAATCTATTATTAGACACGCGGCTGAAAAAACCAAGATGCGCAGATTGGCTAATGCTAATCGTGTAGCATTTGGTGGCGAGCTTGGTGGCGGATATGTGTTGCCGCGCAGTGGATTTCGTAGATATAGTGAAGCCTATGGTGATAAATTTGTACCTACTCGTGGGTTGTTTGATACCCACTATATTGCTTATCACAAAGAAACAAATTTAATACATAAAGTAGGATCTAACAGACATGTCAGGAAATTCATCAAGAAACATCCTGAACTTAAAATCGGTTATACGTCATGGAACGACAAGAAAGTAGGAGACACGTTTTTTCCTGTGAAGATAGATGAATCAAAAGTTGCCGATAAGATTAGATCGCATCCGGCTGTAGAATACTATGGTGGTGCTGATGACGACCATTTCATAAATCTACATAAAGGGTGGGATATGGGCGACGGACAACGTTCTTTTGGAAATGAAAATGCGCGGGAAGCACTAAAAACATTGCGACAAGTTAGAAAAACTCCTATAAATGAATCGCAAAAGAAAATAGTTCTAGGTAAGAGAATTCCGCAGTTACCGGGACCGAAGGGTGGGCATGTAGTACCAAAGGGTTTCAAACGAGTAAAAGATTCGCATGGGTTCAATATGCTGCACAAGATCAAAGAAGATCTAAAATTTAAGGATGGTATTATCAGCATGTGTCGTGGTGGATGGGTTGCGAAGCGGGGCGGAGTTCAAATCGGACCAGCAACGACCGATGTAAAGGTTGCGCAAGAATATATCAGTCGTTCAATGAACAGCATTGGCAAAAAACTAAAAAGGGTGTTAGACATGAAAAAGAAAGAAATCGAGGGTGGCTTAGGTAAATATTCAATGACAGAAGTCAAATTACCATTCACACCAGATCCTCTAAGGAAAGATCAGGGCAATCTGGGTATCACGGTAGGTAGAAGACCGGTAGGCTTGTCCAGAGCGCGGTGGTTAGCCCGAATGGCACTGAATAAACAGTTGAAGCAAACTAAGAACGAGGATAGTTCAATGACAAACAAAAAAAAGACTCTAACAGAGCTTAAGAAATCAACGCTAGCGTCGTATGTTAAAAAAGCAGCGCCACGAATTCGTTCTGGCACTTCACTTTCGAAGAGTTTCTTTGATGATGCATTCCCATGGCTAAAATTATCTAATAAGCATCATCCAATGGTGTTCGATCCAAAAGACCCAGAAGGAAAAGATAAAAATCCAGCGATACTTGCTAAGGCTGATTTAAATTATGATATGACTATGAAACTTTCTAAGGATTTTGGTCGTGGTGCTGACAATCGTATCAAGGGTATTCAAAGGGCTATTAAGAGATTGGCTAAGGAAGAAGTTGTTATCGAAGAAGGCAAAAATCCTTATGGTGCTGGCTTCAAGCTAGTACACTCTAAGACCGGACAAGTATATAATGTTGGTGACAAATTCAAGGATGAAGGAGAAACTCATACGATTCTGGGCTGGCAACATGGATCACAACGCGGCAATCCGGCATCATCGGGTCGTGTCAGTGTCAAGGTTGGTGGCAAGAAAGGCTATAAACAAGAGTATTTTCCACACGTTTTTGACATGAAAGTAGTCAAAGAAGATTCTGCAATTACACAGACAGCAAAATCATTGTTCACTAAATTGAAGCAAGAGGCTCGTGGTGACGACAATGATGAATACGGGTCTTCGAAGGGTTTCCGTGATGAATATGGTCGTTCGTGGCAGGATCAACAGGATGCCAAGAAAATTACCATGAATTCAAACCCAAAAGGTATGACTCCTGAGATGAAAGCCGCTGCTAAGAAGCGGGCTAATAAAGAGTTTGGACGGTCTGTACGCAGAGATGCACAGAAGAAGTTTGACAAGCTTGGCGAAAGTAAGTTAGATGAATCCAAACTTCATCGTCTAGATGCTACCTATACTAGTGCCTTCGTACATGGGCACAATCGACCAGAAGATGGTAGATCAGCTAGAGTATTTCGTAATGCTGGAACCGGAAATTGGATTACAAAACATTATGAAGATGATAGAAAAGTCAATCATTACGAAACTGACGGCTATGAAGATGCTCACACTTCGGCTAAGAAATGGGTAGGAAAAATTCGCTCTGTGAAGTATAAAGGTGAAAAAGCTAGACTTGACGAATCAAAAAAGAGTAAGTAACATGCACCTAAACAAATTTACCAAACAACAGGTACTTAACAAAGCTAAAAAGGTTCATAGAGCCTATGGTGACGCTGTAGGTCGTGGAGACACACCTACTGGCGAAAGACTTATGAATTTTCATAATCGCCTAATGAAAAGAGCATCTAATATGCAGCATAAAGCTGATAAAAAACAAAGGATTACCAAGCCTCAGAATATAATCAATATACCAGAAGCCGATGATTTCTTCTCGGGCGTCAAACCGGGACACAGGGTTCATTACCTGACTCCACAGGGACAATCTCGTAGTGGCAGAGTAGTCATGAATCAGGGAACTCACTTGGTATTGAATCGTGGGGATGGACAGCCGCAGGTCGTCAATCAAAACAATTTCATCAAGTCTGTTGATCCTAAAGGCAAGGTAAGGTCAGCATTGTTGTCTAATGTAGCCAAAGCCATGAAAGATACTGGTGGTAAACTTAAAGAAGCGATGCGCTTGCCACAAGGAGATACCGATCCTACTATTAAAGACCGGTTTGGCAATTCAACTCATGAGACTCTGGTTAGTAGGGCTAATGCAAAACGTGCAAATAGGGGGCGCAAGTTTGGTTGGGAACAACAAAAGAGAGTTGCTCTGAGAACTTTAGAATTATCCAAGATTGGGGCAAATGTCATGGGTGGTATGACTCACGATCAGGCGCGGCACTTTTTAGATTCCAATGGTATCAAGTATGACAAGAAGCTTGTAGAATCAAATGCAGGTTATCATGATACCGACGAAGCTCCAGTAAAGATTGGAGTTAGGCGTGACTATGTTCATAAGTATATTGCTAGGCTTCGTCTTCATAACGCTGATACAGTGGTAGGTTTATCAGGTCGTCCTCGCCCAAAACTTGGGGCAGGAGAGCGCACAAAACTTGCGAAAAAGGATGCCTACGAATTCGTCAAAAACAAGCATGGACAAGAAGCTCATGATAAATTGAAGAAATGGCATGATGACAATGCAAGCGGATTGAATGACCATCTACATCAGAAAGAAAGCACTACGGACGATCATTATGGTCCCGGTGCGTCTAATATGAACAAAGCTGTTGCAGCACTTCATAAAAAGCTTCGCAAGAAATATGACGAGAATGAAGACGAAAATCGGCACTCTGAAAATGCTGTGCTATTAGCCAAACACTTCGGCACACCAGAAGAACTTGAACGTATGCAGCACATGGTGAAGATCAGAGATAAGATTGGTCATCTTCATAGTGACCATACCGGCTGGTCGGCTGAAATGAGCCAGAAATACTATCACAAATTGAAGGAATCTGTCAATGAATCTTCAAAAGACGTAGAAGCGTCTGCACAGCGTATAGCTATTATTGCTCGGCAGAAATTGTTGAAAAACAAGTATAACCCTAAGAAGAAAAAGAAGAAGGCAAAGAAAGTGGTGAAAGAATCAACTGGTAATAATCTACCTCCAGTTCATGAGATTGCCCGAGGTATTAAGAAGAATTGGAAGAAGATGTATTTCGGCGCAGTTCCTTATATAGATGCCATGCATTCAATGAGATCGGCTCATGATGATTACGGCATGGATACTGGACACAGCGTTATTGCCTATGGATTATCTAATATGAATTCATATAGCGGTAAATCAGTACATGATCCAGAACTTGCAAAAGTACATCGTGCGCAACTGAAAGCGCATCTGAAAGCTCCAAAACCGGTAGATGAAGCTCGCGAAGGTGAGTATCGTGCTAATATGCTTATGGGCAAAGGTGGTGTTGATTTGCGTAAAAAGATGAAGGAACCAGAAAAAGCCCAGCAATTAAAAGCGGCGAATTTGGCGGCGATTCATCGAGCAATGCTAAAA